TCGGGTTAGCATTAATTAATTATGTTGATTTAGAAATTGGAGGTGTATTAATTGAAAGACACTATGGAGATTATCTTAATATTTGGGGAGAATTAGTTATAAATTTAGGTAAAAAGAAAGGATTAAATAAAATGATTGGTAATATTGATTTATTAACAAATTATTCAAATGGGAAAACATCTTATAGTTTATATATTCCTCTAAACTTTTGGTTTTGTCAAGAAATTGGTATAGCATTACCAATTGTTGCAATGATTCATAATGATATAAAAATTCATGTTCAATTTAATGATTTTAATAAATGCTTTCTTCAATCTCCTACTAATTATATAAGTACTTATGAACCATTTACATTATTTAATGAAGGTGAAATAATTAGACAAAATGTAGGAGGTTCTACTGCAATAGGAACTTTCATTTATTATGATTCAGTAAATAACAATATGTATTATAACAAAATTCAAGGAGACTTTTTAATTCCTACAACAAGTGGGGATAAAAACTACGCAATTATTGGAGATGATTCTAGTTTTCAGCAGAATTTAAATAATAATTCAATAGTTGTTACAGATGAAGATTACTTTCGAATTAATACTCCATCTTTACAAACTGCTTATTTAATAGTAAATTATATTTATTTAGATAATAGTGAAAGATTCCTTTTTATTAATAACGAACACGAATATTTAGTGCCAATTGTTCAAAATATTCAACAACAAACATTTTCTTCTACTAATATTTCATTTAAAATACCCTTTGTAAATCCAATTAAAATGATTTTTTGGAGAGCTCAATTAGTATCAAATTATAATGTAAATGATTTATTTAATTATACATTAACACCTGTTTCTACAACAACCACTCGAATTATAGAAAAAGAATTAATTGTATTAAATTCAATCAATAGAATAGAATTAAATAAACCAGAATATTATACAAATATTCAAATCTATCAAAATCATTTTACATCTGCACAAGAAGGTATTCATATGTTTGCATTTTGTATTAATCCTTTAGATTATCAACCATCTGGTACAATGAACTTTAGTAAAATAGATGATGCATATTTATCAATAAATTTTAACAAATTGATAAATTATCAGAATCCAATTAATATAACCAGTTATGGTATTCAATTAAATGTGTTTAGAATATTGAATGGATTAGGAGGACTAGGTTACTATCTATAATTTAGTTCCAAGCCAAAGCACCCATTCCACTCATAATTCTAAGTATTTGATATTCTCTTACAGTTGTTTTCAAGATAAATGGATCATTTACTACTTGAGAATTATTTACTGTTTTTATTACTATATCGTCTAATGTTGAAAAATTTATATGACCCGAAGGTTGTTTTTCAATTGGATGTAATGCAAAAGAATATGCGTAATAACCCATATCAACTGAATTTAAATACTTTTGATAAGGAACAACTAAATTAAAATAAGTACTATCTAAAGCTGTAAATAAATCTATTCCAGCTGTTTGAATGTTCATAGTTTTTATTGGACTAATTAATGTTGTATTACTTATATTTTTATAATTATACAAGAAGTATTTTATTAAATTCAAACGCTTAGCTGATAAAGTTTTTAAATTATTTTGAAATTTAGTATCCAAGTACAAAGACATCTCAATATTTTTAGATAATACAGAAGATGTCATAAAATATAAATATCTTTCTGATTTAACATTAATTTCATATTCTGCTTGTTTTAAATAACTAAAATCTATAATATATTCTACTTTAACTATACCCCCATAAACACCAGTTTGTTTAAAAATATCGTACGCTGTTTTTCTTAAATTATAATCATTAGAATAAGCATCATTAGTTACAGTAGTAGATGTATAAGTATTTAGACCAGTACTTAAAACTTGTGTTGTTAAAAATAAATCTTTTGCTAAATTAGTAAATTTCATCCTTGATGAAGTATTTACACTATCAATTAAGCTATTTGGATATGTTTTAAATATTTCAATTATATATTCATGATTATTATTTCCAAATAATTCTCTTTCTGGTATATCTAATATTATTCCATCTATATTTAAATTAATATTAATTTCAGGTGTATTAATAATTTTATATTTAATTGTATCAGTTGACTTATTTGGACCATTCGATATCAAATTTACAAGTTGATTTAATTCAAATTTTAAAAATACATCAGAATGTTGTAAACATAACATTGGTACATATAAAGGCGATTGACCATCAAACCAAAACTCTAGAGGTATAATAATTCTATTACCATAAGGTTTTACTACCTTATCAAATTGTTTTTTACGCACAGGGTCTTTCAAAAATTGATACTGAATATTCATTGTATCCGGATTCAATTGCTCTATTCTTTGATCATTAATATAAAATTCAATATAATTAAACAGTAAAGTATATAAATTATCATTAAAAACAGCTCTTTCAGTAGTATTAGTTATAGTAGTAGTAGTTACAGTTTTATTTTCTAATTCGGGTGAAGGACTCATCACTTGATTATTAAATCTTTTTTCCAAAGTTAATTGAGCAAATTTACTAACCAAATAAAATTTATTTAATTCAAGACTATTAGTAATAAACTGGTCTAAAAAATATAAGGTTTTTTCTCTAAAAAATAATTGATATTTTCTTATATTTATTTTTTTATACAATGTAAATGGCATATATGCATATTGTACTAGTGTTACGGTAATGTCTGATAAAAGTAAATCTAATTCTTTAACATATACAGAATTTACATTATTTAACAATACTGGTGATATTACATACAAGGGTGATTCTAATAATACTTTCCCTTGAGTAATTGTTGTTGAATTAAAATAAATTGTGGAATCAGTTGTAATATTTGTTGGAAGACCAGTATCTATTAAATATATATAATCTCCTATTTCATCACCAGTTTGAGTCAAAGTTTGAATATAACCATCAAATTTAATATCAATAGAATCGAATAACTGTACTTCTGCTAATTGATTAATACTTGGTTGAGATAGTTGTTTTTCAATAATTAATTGTTTAAAATAGAATGGTCTATCTAAATATATATAATCAAAAATTTCAAGATATCCTTGACGTAACCATTTATCATTTGTGTTAACATATATAATTGGAGTAGTAACTAATTTGTCATTTATATAATAAGTGTAATTTTCATCGTAACTAAAATTTTTAGCAGGAACAAATCTTAATAAATTATTAACGTGTGTAAATTCTTCTACATACCAAGTATTAATAACACCACCAAAAGAATGATCATGTAAATCTATAACAGAAACGTATAATTCACATAAAAATTGGGTCATTGTAGGTTGTCTAATTATATCTAAAGATTTATAATAAACAGCTGTATCTAAATTTTTTTTAAAATTATCAATATACTCATTCGCATTAAATTCATTATAAGATAAATCATAAACAATGAAACAATTAGTTTTTTCATTTATAGTAGGAAGCCCTGAAAATTGATACAAAAATTGATTCATTTTTTTAAATATTTGAATTGGTTCAGGTGGATATTCTCCAAGTTTAGCATAATGCGTAATATTATTTATTACATAATCACTAGAAACATCACTTGAATTTAATAATATATCTAATTCATTTTCGCCAATAAAATTTAAATTTTTACAATAAATTGTATCATTTATTTTAAAGTTTTTAACAACATTTACTAAATCAAAATAATATGAATAATTTATTAAATTTGAAGCTAATACCAAATGAAACATTAATTGATTTAGATTTGAATATGCAGTTGGTTTTATCGTTAATATTATTTTCGTATTTACAAAATTAGTAATAGCTCCTTGTACTTGAATATTCTTATTAAAAATATCAACTATTCTATAATTTTGATTATTAGATTGAAAATACACAGTATAATCTGTTGATATTGCATTCAAAATTTGATTTAAGTTCAATAGAGTAATATATGTAGTATTTCCAGAAACATTAAATTTTTCAATACCAACAATAAGTTCTGCTTGAATAAATGAATTTAATTGGTCAATGTAATTAGGAAATACTAAATAATTATTATATGTTATCAAATTCATATTTCTATATTTTATTGCAGTAAATTTAGTAAAATCCAGATTAACTAAATCATCAGTTGTTAAAGTTAATTGATATACGTAACCAATAAAAGTATTACTTGAAATATCATAAGTTTTAAATGAACTGATACTAAAGTTTTGTTCACGGTTTATATCTTCTTTTATAAAAAATTCAATTAGGTTATTATATACAATTGGATAATCAATACTTAAATTATTAAATAAATATTCACCTTCTAGAAAATCTAATCTATAAATACTTTGATCCACATAAGTTTCATCAGTTAAAATAATTCTATACGGATATAAACCGAAAGATATATCAATATTATAATTTAATATAAATGGCGCATCTATATTATTCATCTGACTAGTTGGTAAATATGGATAATTTCCTAAATATGTACAATTATTAAAACTAGAGTCATAAGTAATATTATTTTTTAATATATCTAATCCTAATAATGAATCATTGTTAGGTGATAAAGTTTTTTGTAATTTAATTAATTGCTGTTCGTAATCTGGTATTTTTTGAAATAAATCTTGTTTTAATATATATAAAAGTAAATCAGCATAATTAACACATTTACCCGAAAATCCAAATACAGTTGATTCAAAATTTATATAATCATTAGATAAACTAACTATATATTTTAATACATCGTTTATTTTAACACCATATAAATTATCATCATAATTATTATTAACTAAATTATAAATTTCTGTTTTAACATTTGTTATATTTCTTGAAAGGTTATATCTAGTACCATCAAATCTTAATATAAATTGATTATTTAGATACAAGTTACTATTGACTGATAAATTAGTTCCATCAAATGTAAAATTTAAACCCAAATCTGAAATAAAATTATTTATATATGTTATCGGACTTCTCCAAAATGCTTCTACTTTAATAAAATATTGTAAATTAGTATAAAAACTTGTTTCAAATAATTGCAAAGAATTAAAGGTAATATAATCATTATTAAAATTAGACAAAAATCCAGAAATATCACTTACTTCTAAATTAGTATAATAATTATTGCTTGTAGTTCTACTTATATTTCCACTTAAATCCATACTAAAATCACCCTTTGACATTATACTTTTATCTATTTCCGAATTTGCAACTAATGACCACGCATCCCAAGTTTTCAAAGAATTAAATAATGCAGATACTTTAAAATAAGTTTTATTAAAAATATTTCTTAATGAACCATCACTATCTAAATAAATTTTATTTTCATCAAAAATATTAGTTGGTACATCATTAATAAAAATACTATCTAATTTACTTATTTCATCTATTGTTTGAATAACACGTTGATCTTTATTACTATCATAATAATTAGTATATACTTTTAAATTTAAAAATCCTGTTGTATATGAATATGCGTTACTATTAAAAATATTAAAATTTGTACTTAATGAATAATAATAATAATCAACTTGTGTTATTAAAGTTAAAGTAGTAGGTAATTTGATATGTTCTACCTCAAAAGCTTTTGCATAATCATCATTGACAACTATAGTTTCGTTATAATCTTGTTTGGTTGATGTTACAATATAATTATTTTCTTGAGAATAGAGATAATTATAATTTTCAATAATTTGGCTTGTAATCAAATAATAAATATCATTATCCTTTATAATAGTACACGGTATTGTCTTATCGATAAAAAAATCAATAAATCCAATTAAATTAATAATATTTGTTGCATCTATACTAACCCTAAAACCAGAACTAATATTTTCAACTAATCCAGTAATAATTAAATCATACTTTCTCCAAATAATTAATTCATTAAATGGCAACGATTTTAAATCCTGTTGAATAATTAATTTACTATTTAAATAAGAGAATGTATTATCTAAATTCAATAGAATTGGATGAATCTTATCCAAATAAAATGTTGAATTATAATCTTCTACATTTGTAAAAATATAAAGTTTATTTGGAATTTGTAATTGACACAAGTGACTAATAAATTGATTATATTGATTCTTTTCTAGTAAGATGTGGTAAGAGTTATGTAGGTTAATCATATTTGAACTTGTATCTAAATTAAAAACACTATCTTTAAAAACAATATTATTAGTAGAAACAACAAGATTATTAGAAATATTATAATTAACTATTGTATTATTAGATAGTTCATAATAATTATAAAATCCTAAATTAGTTGTTGGTTTTAAATAACAAGACTTTTCTAATTCATAATTAGAATATAATACTTTATCACTAACCACACCAAAATAAATATTTACATTAGTAATTATTGGAAATAAACTTCTATCGATTATTATTCTATTGTATTTATCGATTGTCTTAATATAACATATAAATGAATTAACTTGAATTGGTTGATTATAATAAAAATTATAACTTGATATATCATCACTAAATGTTAATTCGTTATTATTAATACGAGCTTTCAAAGCTCTTGGTATCTTATTTTGAAAGTAATAATATTTTTGTGGTAATTCAATTGTTCTAGTATATATTGTAGTATTTGCTAAACTAATATTGTTAATGTTATTGGTAAAATTTCCATCAATTTCATAGAAAAATAAATCAACACTGTTATAAATTACATTTCCACTACTATCAAAACTTAAATTTTGTATTTTACAAGGTTGATAAGGTAAATAGAATGTGTAAAATCCTTCAGTAAAATTAGTAGTGTTATTCAAAAATAAAACATTTTCTTTAACATAATTAACTCTATAAATATTATTATTATAAATAAGATAATCATTAATGCTTATTAAATAGTTATAGATGTTATAAAATTTATTTTCTTTATAATATAAAAATATATTATCACCACTATCAATTGAGAAATTTCTACCTGAATTTTGTAAGACTAAATTATTTTGAAAATTAATAGATAATTTATAAACTGGTGTATTATTTAATTGAAAACTTACCAATTGTGTTTTTTGTATTTTTGGTGTTTGATTTAATCTAAACAATAAATAAAATCCTGAATAATAACTATTAACTGTGGTTACTTTAATAATATTTAAATCATAATACATTGTAAAACTATTTAATCCAATTACCTCAAATATATTATCCCCAAATGATATTATATCGCCAGCCCGAAGTATATTCTTTTCATAATTAGTAATATAATATTTATTATTTTTACTATAAATATTAAAAGAATTATCAATTAAAATTAAAGTTCTGGAACTTCCAAGTATGCTATATGTTCCGGCGTCCAAGCCGGAATTAAGATATGCAATATTATTGGATATATCAACACTAGTAACATATCTTATAAATTTATTAGTGCTTGTAGTTAATATCAAATATTTTAAATTATTAGTAACACTAATGTTAACATAATTTTGATTTAATATAGTTATTGTTCCAAATTGAACCAATTCTGGAATATAATCATATGAAGGATCATAATTATAATCTAATTTTATTAATTTATTTTTATATAATATATTACTACTATAATATATTTGTTGTCTAATTTCATTATTATTTATATTATCAAAAATTATATTATCAGATGAATCTCTACTAAAAATACCTGTGCCTAATAAATTATAACTAGAATTTATTGTAAATATTTTTGGACTAATATAATTTCCATTGTTATAAACATTAATTAAATTTGATGTAGGTGTAATTCCATCAAGATTTCTTAAATTACAAATATTATAATTAATAGTAGTATCTTCTAAATTCAAAGTCCAAATTGAACTATAATAAACCTGTGTTTTATTAACAGTAATAATTAATTTATATTGTTGAAAACCATAACTATCTATTAATGAAAAATTTAAATTAGGGTCTATTTGAAATCTAGTATCATTACATGAAATATCATAAGTATAAGTAAAGTTACTTCCTGGTATAGTAATATAACCAAATACATAATTATCAACAACATCTGAACGCTTATAAGCTAAAAAATCATCAAAACCAATACTATTTAATACTAAATTAATTGGCATCAATACATTCGATATATCACTATAGAAACTAAATGGTTTAATAAAAGTTTTATTATTATTATCAACAAATGATGTAAGTATATCTAATTGATTTGACAAAACATTTTTATATTCATTACTATCATAATAATAATTTGAACGAACCTTTGCATAATTTTCAAAAGATGTATTTGGTGTTAAATCTAAATTTGGTAATATTGCAGTAGAAGATGTATTATCTATTATTGATATATATTGTTGATCTCTAGCTAAAAAATTTGAATCATCAACCAAATAAAGATTATTAGTATTTTTGTGATTTATTATGAAAGAATTGAGTTGATAATAATCACTTACTTTTTCTAAATAATGTACATCTCCATCTAAATAATAATAAGAGTAATTAAATAAATTAGTAGAATCACTAATAGTCATTATTCCATTTGATGAAATATCAGCTGTTACATTAGTGTTTACTAATTTTAAATTTTTATTAGGATATATCCATAAATTATAGTTACCTGAAATATTCAATAAAGTAAAATTATTTCCAGTAATTATATTATTATTTAATTTGTAATAATAACTTTCATTAAAGTTATTAATGAATAAGGTTTGATTATCATTAACCAAATTTACAGTTTTATTACCTAATGTAAAAGGTTGTATTAAATATTTATTAGTAATATTATAAATGGTTACCCTATTGGAAACAATAGAGTAATAAGCATTATTATTAGTATTAATATAATCTAAATAACTTAAACTATTGTTAGAATTTAAATATACTTTCTCGCCTGTAGTTTTAGGACCAATAATGTTTGTTTTAAAATTTTTATAAATAGTATAACTACTGACTAGAATAAAATTTGTTGGAGTAAATGAATTAATACCTCCTGACGAATTACCACAAATTAAACATTTATTTTGAATTTCTAATGGATTTTTTCCAATTAAAATATAATAAGTTTCATATAATTCAATACTATAAATATTAAAATTAATTATAACTGAATTACCTGTTATTTTTTCATTATTTAATGTAGATATACTTATTTGATAAATATAAACAATTGCTCCACTATTTAATATAGTTGGCGGAGATGGTGTAAATTCATATCCATTATAATATATTTTTGTATTATCAGTAATACTTTCAATAAGTCTAACTACAGAATTATCATCTAATAATAAATACAAATCATTATAATAATTTTTAAAAATATAATTATCTAAAAATGGAAGATTACCATTTACAAAATAAACAGGTCCTAAATAATTAAAAATATCATAATTGAAATCATTAATATTATTTTCTAATATTTCTGTTACATATGAAGTTTTTTCTGTTATTGATACTAAAGTTGAACCAGTTGCTACATTATTACTAGATAAATCAATAATTTCATTTTTAAAATATATTTCAGCATTTGACAAATCACTACTAATATCATATAATGTTTTTATTTTATAGCTTGTAATATTATAAAAATTATTTTCAACAACACCTTCTAATATATATTTAGGTTGATATGATTCCGCATATTGACTTGGTTCTAAAAGATTAATTAAATTATTATTATTATTAATATATGCAATATTATTTACTAACGTTGTAGAGACAGCATTTAAATAACCAATCAAATTATCTTTAATCTTTGTATAGCTTTGATATTTTTGTTTTAATTGAGTTAAAATAATACCTTTGTTAGAAATTAATAATTTTCCTATACCAATTCCATTGGAAATAAAATTACTCGATAAATTATAATAGTCAGGTGTTATTAAAGAATTAGTATTATAATTAAATGAATTATATTGTAATAAATTAAGAGTGTTAATAGGTATAGTATTTTTTACTACTGTATTAATAGTTTGTCCTAAGCTTTGTAAAGTAGTAATTGAATCTAAATATAAATTCTCATAAGTTGTAGATGCTGTTTCAATAGTTGATAATAAATAAGAATAATTTGGATTATTTAAAAAATTAGAATCAAATAAACTATTAAATAAATTAATTATTGTTACTTTATCAATATATGACTTTAAATTAATTATATCAAATACTACAGGATATCTTACATTGTCTTTTGTATAAAATTCACTAGGATTAATTGAAAATAATTTATTAACAGTAAAACCATTAATAGTAATTGAAATAGTACTATGATTAGATGGTAAATTATAAAAATAATAATAAGGTTCCGGATTACCATAAGTATTTAAAATAAATGGCTCTTGATAAAAACTAGAATTTAGTTGATAATTCTTAATATTTCCAGAAATATCAGTATTTAAATAATGATATAGAATAGGATATAAATTAGGAACTAAACTATTTGATATTTGATATAAATCCCAAGTATAATTTAAATAATTACCATATACAATAAAATTAGTTCCATTGTAAATAACGGGTATAAATTTATTTTTTGGTAATATATTATTACTAGGATCCATAGTTGCTACTAACCAAAAATAATTATTAATATTTACATTAGTAACTGCTGTATAAACTATATTATCTTCAATAATAACATCTTTCTCTATTAATTCTAAATTAAAATCAAGTTCAATTAAATCAATAATAATAATATTTATAAAATCTAAATTTATATTTGAAATAATAGTATCATTATCTAATCTAATTGGTATTCTTTCTATAGAATAATCATAATTAATAATTTTTAATTCATAAAATTTATTATAGCTTCCATTAATTCCCAAAATTTTTATAATACCATTCTCAATAATAATATTATTATTAATTATAATAGAATCATTTACATTATATAAATTATATTTTTTATAAGGAATTTCTTGATTTTCAATTGCATTAAAATTTATATCTGGAAAATTATTTTTATTTAATTTTATATTTGGATAATTAATATTACCATTAGAATCAGCTTTAGGCACAAAATCTAATACAGGTACTAATATATTTTTAATCATTTGAATTGTTATTTTTGAAGAATTATTTAAATTAATACTGTTAGATAGGTAAATATATAAAGTATTATCTTTAACATTAAAATTAAAGACTTCTAAAAATCCATTAAAAGTTTCAATTAATATTCTTTCATAATATGTTCTGTTCCAATTATTAATTGTTAAAGTATTATCACTATATACATAACTAAAAGAATCTTGATCAGTAATAATAACTTCTTGATTAATTAAATCATAATTAATAACACCAACTTCTGTATAAGAATTAGCGGGGAAGACATAATTAGCTGATAAATCTTTAGAACTAATATTTATTGAACCATAAAATGATTCATTATAAAATAATTTATTCATTTCCTCTCTGATATTATCTACTTTCAAATTTCTATTAACATTAATATTATGATAGAAGGTCAAATTTTTTGTTTTTTGATCATAATCATTTAAAGTAAGGAAAGTATTTTGAAAAGAATTAGTACTTACTTTTTCTGAATAATAATTATCCAAATTTTCACCTATTCTAAAAAAATAAGCAATATTAATTTTATTTCGCCATGTAACAAAAAAGGTATAATCATTAAACAATTGTTGATTTACTACAGCATCTGTTAATTTATAAGCTAAATATGGATAAATTAATGTTAAATCAACTGGTTGAATATAAGTAGGGTCATCAAAATTTGACCAACTTGAATTCAAATTTGAATCAGTGTTTAAAGTAGAATAAACATTTTCAAAATATTTATTAATATTATAATTCAAGTTTAATGTCGTTGAATTTGGATTAAAATAATCATCAAAACAAATAGTATTAGTAGTATTATCAGTAAATTGATTATAAAATACTTTTAAGGTACACCAAAATCTTTCGGTATCAGTAATATTTAATGTATTAAATAAAGTATTAATTGTTTGTTCAGTTCCAAAATAACTTTTTTTAAATTTTTCAGAAATTTCTAAATTATCAAAACTACTATTTTGATACACATTTACTTTACTCTTCCATTCTAAAAAATAATTAGTATCTGGAACTATTACACTAGTATCCACTAAATTATTAATTGTTAATTGATATTTTTTCCAAAATGTATAACCCTTAATCCGTTGACTAAAGTTTGCATAGATAGATTGTAATAAAAATAAATAAAATAAAGAATTTAATTGTAGAGCATTATTTTTATAAATAGTAGAATCAAAATTTAATAAATTAGCATAATTAATAGCATAATCTACATCGTAAATCAATTGAGTATTAGCTGGATTATAATTAAAATAATTTTTAATTTCATTCTTAAAATCTAAATAATTTCTATATTGATTGAATACATTATAATTAATATAGCCATCGTATAAAATTAAATTTAATTTAGCATTTAAGTCAGATACTAAATTTAATTGTGATACAATATTTGTAAAATAAATAAATTCATCGTTTTTATCAAATATTTTTAACCAAAATTCAAACCAGTTATTAAAATTTAGTCTTAAAACTGGTAACAATTGATTTAATGAAGATTCTTTTAATTGAAAAATATTAACTTCAATACCATAATTATTTGTTCCAAGTAAATTTAATCCTGCTAACAAATTTTCTTCCAAGGTAATACCATTAACCTGGCTATAATAACGATCATTACTAGATAAATTAAAAAATGTTTCTGGAACTAAATAATAATTCATTGATGTTTCTTCAAATAATAAATATGTTTTGGTTGAACTATAGATTACACTTAACTCATTAATATCATAAGCGGTGGTAGTAGTTGTACTAGTAGTAACTGTTTTTAAAATATCAATGAATGGTATATCAATAATAAATTGAAAGCCACTTAATAAATCATTTACATTTGGTACCTTGTATTGAAAATATGTTCCAAATCTTTTTGTTCCTATTGGTTTAATAATTTGTTCTAATGCAAAATTTGTATATCTTCGGTATATTGTTTTAAAAAATGTTATTTCTGGATTTATGATAAGTGGCGCATCTTGCATACCAACTGTTAATAATTGAACTAATCCTCCTGGCATATTATTATTGAGAATTAGATATTATTCCTTAAAATAAAATATATGATAATATAATGTATTATCTATTTGTCGTTGTTTTAGAAGGTTGTCCCTACTCTAATGCTGCGTTAGAATTATTAACAGATAATAAAACAAATTTTAAATCTTTAAAAGTTACATCTAATGATAAAGAAAAATATAAAACTAATGAAATTAGTACCTTCCCTCAAATTTATCTTAAAAAAAATAATAATTCATTATTATTGGGAGGTTACTCTGATTTAAAAACTTTCTTTGAAACATTTAATAATCAACCATACAATGTTAAAAGTGTTAATGAATTTCAAAAAAAATATTCAAACTGGAACAAACATTCTATTTTAAGATTAATAGAATTAATCAATCTAAAAAGATTAGCTTAGGTTAAATTTTCCATTTTTGTATGTACCAACTACCTTTTTACTAGAATCATAAATATTTCCTTTTTCCTTTGGTTCGTAATAATAAGTTTTATCTTCAATCTCAACAGTATCCAACAGTTCATCATTAATAAGTTCAATAGTCTCTGGTATTATTTTAATTTTCTTCTTGTCTTTCTCTGATAAATATTTATTTTTTAATTCTTTATCATTTAAACCTTCTCCTTTACATATTTGTTCAATCAGTTTAATCTTTTCTTCTGATTTTTCATCATCAATAATCTTTTTAATATTTTTGATTTCTTCGCTTATTTCTGTATAAGCTTCCACTAGTATAGAATTTATTTTAAGATTTAAATCTTTAAGAGCCTCTTTTACTTTCATTAAATATTATAAATATTAAATGAATATAAATTAATTTCAAATTTTTTTTTATAAATGAACAGAATGATTCCAACATAACAATGAATCGTTGGTTTTATTGAGATAGTTTGCGTTCCTATTACATTTACAACATTTTTCATTGCAATTCTTCATTTCCTCTAAAAATGTTTTATTTAGACTTTTAATTTTGTTCTTACTTTTTAGAAGTTTTATATGTTCCTCTGGTAGTTGTAGGTCTTTGATTGTTGGCATTTTTGTCTCCTCTATTTCCTTGATTAGTTTTTGTATTTTCTTGAGCATCAGATATATTATTATTGATATTATACAAAGAATTATTTTCTTTCAATTTTTCGTTAAGATCGTTAATAACATTTTTATCTAATGATATTTCAGAGAAACAGTTAGTCATTTTGCTGTCCAGCATCATGTTAAAGTCAGAAAGATACATTTTTTTATTAATATAGAATAGATTTTAATAATAATATTTTTTATCAACTTTTTTATTATAATGCTTTCACTTAAAAGAAACAATTATTTATATATTAATGTTTTTAATAGATAAATACTTTAAAGATTCTACTAATTATGTGTGGCATCAATCAATTATTGAAAAAATATTAGAAAGCTTTGATAATTACAATGAAATTTATTCTAAATTGAAAAATATAGATAATCATGAATTATCTAAGATTATTAATATTTTAGATAGTGGAATATTAAGATTTGCTAACTTTCAGCATCTAGTGGTTTATGGTAAACCTGGTTCTGGTAAGGAATTTTTAGTAGATAAATTATTAGAGAGAATTTACAATAAGGAAAATACAGAATTAAACGATATTGAATATATTATTAATGGTTATGGAAATTCAAAGACCAAAGTATTAATCAAGCAATCTAAATTTCATATTGTAATTGAACCTAGTTCGAATGGATTTGATAAATATTTAATTCAAGAAATAATTCAGAACTATGCAAAAACGGATATATTAAACATTTTCAAATATAAAAGATTATTCAAAATTGTAGTTATTAATAAAATAGATAGTTTATCTAATACAGCACAAGCTTCATTAAGAAGAACTATGGAAAAGTACGCAAATACTTGTAAATTTATTTTCATCTGTGACCAATTATCAAAAATGATAGAACCATTAAGGTCTAGATGTATTGAAGTTAGAGTTCCTTTACCTAATGAAAATCAAATTTTAAATACGGTATTGAATATTTGTTCTAATGAAAAAATGGAACTAACACCATATGAATTAGCTAAAATATTAAAAAACTGTGATAATAAAATCTATAATGCGATGTGGTTGTTGGAATTTAAAAAATATAATCATCAATTTGATAATACTAAAGATAAGATATTAGATAATATAGTGAGTATGATAATCAATAAGAAGAATTACAATTCTAAAAACTTGTTAAATAGTATTAAAAAATGCAGAGAATCCTTTTATACATTATCAATAACAAATATCACTACACAAGAAATAATTAGTGAAATAATGTTAAAATTATTAAAATATTTCGAAGATATTAATTTAAAATCACATATTATTGAAATCACATCTATTTTTGAATTAAGAAAATCATTAGGTACAAGACATATTGAATGTTTTGAAGCTTATATTATAAGATTGATTTATCTTTTTTCCAATTATATAAAAGGTCACGACTATCAGTACAATTTAGATATCCTTGAATTATAATAGTTTCTTTAAATTTAAATATTTTTGTTTATATTTTAAATATTTATTAACTACTCCTATATTTACAAATGATGAAAATGGAATAGAAGTATTATTTGCTTCCAATGTTTTCAATATAATAATAATCTTTTCAAAATTCTGAATCATTTCTGTGCGATAAGTATCATATTTCAGTTGTTCTTCTGGATTTTTTAATATATAATTTTTAATATCATTTGATATAAATTCAGTTGGCGTATAAACATTATTATTAGAATCAAATAAATTTAATAAATAATTTTTCACAAGATAAATATTTGAAATATGTTTATTCATAATGAAAAATTTAAATATTTTTTCTAATAAAATTTTAGAATCATTTAAATTATTTGAAATTGTAATATAATCTATTTTAAAAAATAATATCATCTTTTCTAAATTCATATATAAATTTTTATAACTAACTTCACTATTTTTGTTTTTAATTTCTAATAAAGATAATAATATAAAAAAAGCAAATCTTTGAATCCTCTTTTCAAATTTAGGTCCTACCCAAGGTGGATTTGATGCAATATATAATTGTTTAATAAAATCATAAATAAATCCATTAATAGAATAACCATTGTATATAAAATCTAAATATGTATTTGTAGGTTTATATTTAATTATTTCATTTCTAACATCATGTTCATAAATAAATTTTAATTCATCTGAATCAATTTTTGGAACTGATAAATCTATTAATTCACTTGGTGCATTTGAAATACCAATAGTATTATCACTGGTATTAATATAAAATAATATTATATTCATTTTTAATCTTAATAATGAAAAATTATTATATTCTATTGTTTTATGCTTTTGATTTATATTATTATTCATAGATAAATAAATACTATTTTTGGTTGATTTATAATTAAATTCATCTAACATAAAAAATAATTTATCATTTTCAACATACATATCTTTTCTAGTTGATTTATAATTTCTATTTAATATTTTACCTATTTTTCTTATAACCATTGCAGGAGGATCAGTATTAATAGAAGTATCAATCTCTTTTTCTTTTATATTTTTAATATCATCATTATTATAAAATCTATCTTTATATTTACATTCACTAAAAAATAATTTATCACCATAAGTTAAACCAACAATTTTTATATTTTTAAATATATCTTTACATTCTGTATTATTTAAATTTATATTGAATTTTTCTATAAAATCTTGCACAAGTTCGTCGTTTAATTCACAATTATCAAATAAAACATTTTTGCAGGTAGAAAATACTTTTCTTAATTCATTTAAAATGACAAAAGATAATTTTATAATTTCTTTTCTATGTTTATTCGGATTTACAATATTAGGATTAATAATAATACTATAATCTGAATCTGATCTTTTAAAATTTTTATTATTAAAATACTCATTTAAATTAGGAATAATTAATTTATATTTTTCAAATAATATTTTCATAGTAGTACCACCTTTATAAATAAAAATTATATCTGTTTGTTTTAAATTATTTTCTTCGATATATTTTTTTATCATAACTTGAAATAATACATTTGTAATAAATTGAAAGATTTCATTTATTCTTTCATTTTTAAAAAATAAATTAGTAAAATATTCTGTTGATACATCATATAAAGTTTTTTTCTTACAATCGGCTAATTTTACATTTTTTAATTTTAATTGTGCATCGCCAATATCACCTATTTCATCAATATATTTATTTCGCGAAAAGAAAAAGAAATTTAAAATTTTTTTTTGGTCTTCACTATTGCTTTTTATTAATTTTAGAATATCATCCTTTCTGTCCAAATTAAATAAGGTAGGGTTGTCATCTCCGCTAAAATTTGCACCTATTTTTTTATAATTATCATATATAATATTTACATATGATTCAAATTCAGAATTTTTTAGAATGTTATTTGTGGAGATTTCTTTTTTATCTGGATTTTTATTATCTGTTATAATAATTTTATTGTTTTCAATATAAGCATAATAATTCATTATAAATAGTTATAAAAAAATTTTGATATTATTTTTTATAAAATCAGCTATAATAATGGAAGAAAAAATTAATCTACTTTATAATTTTTTATACAATGAAAATTATAAAACATGTTTTGAAATAGATAAAATACAATTAGGAAAAATTAAACTAGAAGATATTAAAATTATAAATCAAGAAGAATCATTGACATTATTGAAAGAAATCATTGGAAGTAAATTATCTTATAATTGTTATAATGCTAATGAACAATTAATTTATCTCAAACGATTTTCTGATTCTTTTCCAGTAACAATTAAAATTGGATTTTATACTGATGAATCTGATAATTTAAGTAATAAAGCAAATAATGATTCATTATTTTCATACTTGTTAAGTCAACTTGTAATTAATAAGAAAACTCAACATATTTTATTACCTATAGTCAATTTTGATATATCTTTTGAAAAAATAGAGCCTCTACTAAAAAACATTCCAATTTATAAAAATATAAAAGAAAAAGTAGACTTTAATGAAATTAAACCAATATTATCCGTAAGAGTAAGAGAACATTTTCTTCAATCAAAAATTCTTAAAGAATATATGGAAAAAAATAGTTGTGAATATAAACCATTAATATTTCAAGTAATACATACATTAGCTGTTTTACAAAAGGAATTTCCTGGATTTAGACATAATAATTTAACACCTGAAAACATCCTTGTCTATATTAATAAAAAACCAGAAGATATGTTATATGAATTTGGAAGCAAACGTTGGAAATTAGAAAACACTAACTTTAATATTAAAATAGGTAACTTTGAGAAATCAACCTTACCTAAATATTATGGAATTAAAAATCAAAGAGATACTGATGTACCTTATATTACACAAATAAATGACTATTTTGACATTCACACATTTTTGAATGCATTAATTAATAAGAATGCTTTATTAAATTTATCTAATTGTGAATTAGAAACAAAGAACTTTATTGATAAAGTACTTCCGGTTAAATTAAGAGGGAAAAGCACTAATGAAACCTTATTTAAACCAAGTGATTTATTAAAAGATGTCTACTTTAGTAAATTTAGTTACAAAGAAGAAAAGATAGAACCAATTTTGGAACAGGAACAGGCTGGTTCAACTGAGAAGGAAGAGGAAAAAGCAATAGAAGCAACTCAAGAAGAAATTACTCAAAATGAGGCTACTGAGATAGAAGAAACTACCAAAGCAAAACTAGAATCAGAATCTTCTGTAACACAAAGCCAAGTGCAAAGTTATACCAATTTAAAACTTGGAAAAATGAAGATGCGCAAAGATTACAAAAATATATTTGGTGCACAAGAAAATTTACAACAAAACAATAAAGACACTAAAATCCCACCTTGGGACCCTAGACATCCTAATTATAATCCAAATCACAAAAATGAAAGGAGTAAACCTTGGGAACCTAAAGAATCCGAAAATAAAACTACTACTGAAAGTTCTGATGAAACTAGTTCTGTAAAACAAGAAGTTAAAGAATCTGTAAGGCCAAATCGTGAAGAAGTCAGAGAAAAACTAAAACCCTGGGATCCAAAACATCCTAATTATAATCCTGATTTAAATAAAAAAGTAGAACGAAAAGAGACAAAACCAGTACAAGAAACACAAGAAACTAAAAAGAAAGAAACATATTTTAAAGAAGTTAAACCTTGGGATAAAAAAGAGGAATCTTTACCCGTTAGAGAACCATTTAAACCCAGGGAAGATTTAAATCCGGCAAGACCTTTACCAATCAGACCTAATGAAAACTTTCAAGAGAATAGAGTATTAGATACAATGGATTATCAAACACCACCCACATTTATTCCTTTATATGATCCAACTACTAATGCAATTAATAAGTTATTACCATATGTTCCAACTTATACTCCAAATGTTCCAGTAAATAAAATTTATAATATATCTTTGAGTAATCCTCAAGCAAACCATGGAACTTTGAGTATGATTTATGAAGATATTTTACCAGGCGAGAAAACAATGTATACTTTCTTAACATTAAAAGAGAGAACTGCAATTAAAAGTTCTTTAAGAACTAGTATTTTAAATAAATACGATGGAGAAGAATTAACAATTGCCAATGGTAAAAATTCTATTTTGTCTTGGATTAAAATTTATGATTTAAATCCTTATAATAATAATCCAAATCCTTATGTAAATATACCTTATGGCTTTTCAATTTACAGAAGTGCTTATCCAATTAAATATAGTAGAGAAGAAAATACATTAAAATCAACCCCTACTTCGGTTGCTATAAACATTCGAATTTATCAATTAACATCTGGTGCAATAATAGCTCAAGATTATGAAAATGGAAAATATAAATATTTATTTGATATATGGAGAGAATTAGATTATTATAAAAAAATAGATAATATTATTAAAAGCAAACAATCTCCTAATTTTTTAAATTTATTATTATATTTCTTTGATTCAACTACATCAATCGATTTTGATTCATTGATGGCAAAAAATAAAGGTACTACAAATTATCAAAAAATGAATAATGACTTAATTACGAAATTCTTAACTATTTATAAAGAGGATGTACCAAGTGCAAAAGTTAGTAATTCAAATACCACAGTTAATTATAAAATATCTTCCCGACCTATTCGTAGAAATGTAATTTTAACAGGAGGGGCAGGCACAGAGGCTGGAATACAAACTGAACCACCTACTACAAAAGAAATTATAGATTTAACAAAAACAGATAATAAAAAGTTAGTAATATTAACAGAAGGTGCTAATGTAAATATTCTAAAATGGAAATCAAAAATATATGAACCAACTGGTTCTGTCCTTAAAAATATTTCAACAGGTTATCATACTACAGAAGTATGGAGATCAATCTTATTTCAAATGGTTTATGCTTGTGCAATTTTAGAAAAAAATGAAATGTATTTTAATAACTTTAGTTTAAAAAATAACTTTTTTATAAAAGAAGTTCAAACAGAAAGTACATCTCAGTTATGTTGGCTTTACAAGGTAAATAATATCGAATATTATATTCCAAATTATGGATATGTATTAGCAATTGATTCAAATTATTCTGATATAACCGATTTTAAACAAGACGAACTTCAATTTAAGATTATAGGGAAAGCTTATGGTAAGCCTGACTATGAACCAAAATATATTAAAGATTCATTAAAATCGTTTATGAATGCTGATAATTGGAGATTGGAAGAAAATAAAGTATTAATTAATACTGAATTAAGTGACGAAGTAAAAGATTTAATGACAAAAATTTCAAATCAATTAGATAAAGCAGATAAAACAATAATAGACTCTTTACCAGAATGCTTTCCTGAATTTTTCAATAATAAATTTGGGAATTTAATAACTAGAGCAGAAAAAGAAAACTTTAGTATATTAAATAAACCAATATATAAATCAGGTTCATTAATGATTAGACAAAAAAGATACGATGAATATGATTGGGTAATTTATATGGGTGATAAAGATAATAAGAAGGTAATTAAAACTATAGAGGGTACTAAAGAGGTATTTGGTGCGTCTTTGTTTTCTTATCCTGAAAATATCACTCCTGATGATGTAACAATAATAGATACATTTATTTATTAAATAAAATTTTACATAAAATAAAATCTTATATAATATAATATGCCTATAAATATTTTAGAAGTTCAGAAAAGTAAGAATCAAGTTAAATACGACGAGAGTAAAACTCTCCCTAGATTTGATTTTGAACAATTTCCGGTTGGATATTTTGCAGATAATGCTCGCGCAAAAGCTTTAAGGTCACAATTAGTTAAAAATGTAATAGCTACTAATCAAGATGAATTAGGAAATTTAGAAAAAGCTTTCTTCTCTAAAGAAAATATTGATATTATTAATAAAAAATTAATATTAGCCGTTTATACTAAAAGTAATAAAGAATTTTTAATTTGCGCTCAAAAAGAAGAAAATTTAATTATTGTAATGAGATATGTATGGATTGAATATTCTAGAAACTTACCTTTTAACATTAAAGAACAAATTGAAGAATTAAATTGCAGAGTAGTCGGAGAAATTTTGCCTACAGTAATTTCTAATGCTGATCAAAAAATTGGTTACTATAGAGATATTTCAACTCAACCAATTGGACCACCTTTACCAATTAATACTAAAAATATTCAAAGAACTCTACCATCTATTAGCAATGTTCTTGATTTAACATATACTACTAAGGGTGGTAAATTAGATTATGAAAATCCTGCACCTGGTCCAAGTGATATTCAAGGATTTCCTGGATTAGATTCTACTTTTAATTATTAAATTATAATTATTTAATTATAATTTAAGAAAAACTTATATAATTTATAAATTCATTTCCATTTCATCGTCTTTTTGGGTGACGGATTTGTAGACAAAAATAGTACCTTTGTGAGTAACCAACCAGTCAAAGTTGCAGTTCTTGTCATCATTGGAAGCGTTTTCACCTACAGATCCCATATTAAGACTGTGCATAGGACCTCTACCGTTGGCAGCGGTTACATCTTGTAATATAGGGGAGTAAGGGTCGTAGATGATGGCAGTACGGGTTTTGAGATTAGCTTCCAAAGCAGCTAATTCAGCGTCATTCTTTACACTAGCATGTTCGGTGGCATATCTCTTTTCTTCATCTGCATTTTCATTTCTGAGTACAATTGCTGAAGAACCAATTACTACATCAGTGTCTACGGGTGTACCAGTTTTATCATCAACATTTACTTCTGAGAATACTACGGATTTCAAAATATATGCTTCTTCTTTGATAGAAATAGCGTGTTGGAAAGTTACTGGAGAATTGTTTAATTTTTCAAATCCAGCAATAGGTGCAGGTAATTTAGACAAGTTGAAATGAGATAATTGATCATTGATTTTAATAGAAGTAGCTCTTCTGTCAACGTAGAAAATCAATACTCCGCGAGACCAGATTAAATCAGTTTGTTTAGGAACAATTTGACCGTTTTCAATGAAGAATTGAACTTGAGTGGCTGCGTTTTTCAAGTCAATGGTGCTACCACTGGCTTTAGGAGGGATTCTCATGTTAATCATAGGTACGGCAGTTACTTGGGGTCTCATGTTCATGGCGTAGGGGTTAGTGGCAATGGGGTTTACCATGTAAGGGAGAGTAGAAACTACGGTAGGTCTGAAGGAGAAGGCAGAAACAAGTCTCTTGATTACTACACCATCGAATCTTCCGTATACAAAGTCAGGAGTATCTTGTTTATTCAATCTGCATAAGTCTACAGAGGCGATAAAGTCTTTGAAGGAAGGTTGGTAGTATTGGCCACTTCTTAAGTGTAAAACACAGTTCCAGAGTTGGGCTTGGAGTTTGGCTCTGTTCAATAAGTCCAAGATAGTGGATTTGGAGTCGCATACTACGTCATTGGGGTCAGTGGTTAAGGCATAGAATAATTCGTAGTCGGGGAGAGATACGATTTTTTCACCGTTAATTCTGGCTTTAACGATAGAGGAGATATTGGAATACAAGAAGTGGTTTTCCAAAATTTTGATTTTGGGTAAGAAAAGTGCAACTACTACAGGGTGTACGTGGTCGTTAATTCTCATGAGGTTTCTGTCGTATACACCAGTCAAAGCTTCCAAGTCACAATCTTTGTATTTAAGGGCTTGTAATAATACTTGGGCGTGTAAAGATTTGGTGGCAGCGTTGTAGGCAATTAATTCTTGAGCGTGTTTAGAATCGTCTCCGTTCATTTTCATTGCGGAACCGTGGTAATCCAAACTTACACCACCCAATACTTTTTGGATGTTGGTGGCGGGTTGAACTACTTCTACAGATTTGATTCCAACTAATTCTTGTTCGTAGATTCTTTGGAATTCAGCGAATTCTGCATCAGTGAGTCCGTATTTAACTTTGTATTTGTGAGCTTTTTCGAGTAAAACGTGGAAAGGAGTTTGAGATTGGGAGTACTTTTCGCGAATCAAGTCAGCAAATTTCTTGGCTTTCTTTAAGAGGTTGCTTTGTTTTTCGATATAAAGATCTTGGATTTTGTTGACTAATTGATCATCATTGTAGGAAGATCTTAATCTCATGAAATCTTGATTAGTAATCTTGCCGTTTTTACGAAGGAGTGCTTGTACTTCTCCTTCTGCAGAGCCACCCTTTCTACCTGAGCTTCTAGATTGAAACATGTCCATATAGTATATATACTAATATAGAAATAATTTTTCAAGAAATTAAATATTTTTTTAAATTTTTAAAGATTTTAAAACTAAAATTTTTTATTTTAACCAAAATTAAAGTTATTTAGACAAAAAAATCTTAATTTATTAATGGATAGTTTATGGGTTAATAAATATCGTCCAACTAATCTATC